GATCCCGTGGCGCCAGTGGCTCAGTCAGCGGCTCAAGCCCCAACAGTGGGAACAACACCTCAATGGGTAGCCAGCAGCCCCTCGGCGGTGGCACCAGCACCAGTAGCGCCAGCGCAGATGGCGACACAGGCACCAACATACAGCCCTACTCCCTCAAGTTACCAGGAATTCCAGGCGCCCCAACCACAGGACAACCCATACAAGGAGGCGTTCAACAAGGTCGTCGGGCTCCTGAGTTCTCCAGTCCAGTTCCCGTTCCAGGGTCAACAGTCGATTCAGACACCAGTAGCAGACCAGGCCAATTACGCATCCCAGCAAACAACCCCATTCAGCAACCAGGTAGCGCCGACCTCTATGCCTGGGATCAACAGCAACCAGGGCTACTCCAACGACTCTTCCCAAACGTCTACGGGGATAACCCAGGAACAACTCGCCGCAAGCGGGGTAAGTGAGGAAAGTCTACAAGTTATAGATCATTTTGGAGCTGATGCTCCAGCTGTTCTTAATGACTATGCATGTAAAGTTGAAGATGCACTAGTTAAGACTAACGGTCAATTAGTAGAAGGTGTAGGTTTACTTAAGGAGTTAAATGCAGAGCACAAGGCTTATACAAAGATACTTACAAATCCTGACATCTTAGCTGACTATACAACTAAGTTCTTTGGTCCTAATGGTCCTTTCCCTGTCTCACAGGCTCCAGAGGCTCCTCAAGGTATGCAAGTAGGTCAGCAGTTCCAAACACAGGCTCCTGCGGCTCCTACACAGGCTCAAGCAGCTGCTTCAGCACCTACTCGTCCTGAGATGCCTGTACCTCCAGCTCCACAAGCTCAAGGAAATCCTACAGACTTCTGGAACAACTTTGGTAGTGCATCCGATAGAGATCCACAGAATGCTTGGAAGTACCTAACAGCAGCACAACAGAATCCTGAAATATTCCGTCAGAAACTACTTGTAATGGAGTGATCCATTAAACAAAAGGGGTGGCACTAAAGCTACCCCTCTTTTTTATTCTTTTTTATACAATGGACGAAGCAAAAGCATTAGAAGCATTATTAATGGCTCAAGAAGCTCAAAGACAGATGGCTGCATCCCAATCAACATTGCAACCAACTGGACTACAGATGGGAGCTATTGGAAAACCTGATGGTTACATGCCTCCAACACAGTATTCTGGATACAATAAAGTTTAAGTAGACGTATAACTTATATAAGTCCATTGATAAACCTTTGATATAATTTTTATAATGGAATTTATTTTCCAGTTCTAGTGGATTCATTCCACAGGTATCAACAGCCCTGTGCTGTATAACCAAAACGTCTAATGTTTATAGATAACGATTTCCCGAAACTTCTCGGTGCGGAATTGTATCGTCCCCATCCTGCGTATATCGTGGAAATGGCTGCAGAACCTGTAGTTGTTCATGATTTTACAAAGCAGCCTGGTCAGACCGTACAGTTAGACCGCTACAGATTCTTCGGCAATCCTGGAACAAAGACTAGCCGTGAGCGTACTCAGGATCAAACCATAGGTACAGCAAACAGCAGATCTATTGTCAAGGACAAGGTTCTTGTATCTCTTCGTGAGTACACAGGTCCAGCCGATCCAAACAACACAAATCTTCCTAGCACATTCAAGATTGCTAGAGAGACCTTGATGACAGCACAGCGTTTGCTGCTTGATACTGGGAACCTTAATATGTTCCACCAGTCAATCGGTAGTTTAACTCTGTTAGATGACTATCGTCGTTGGAGAGACAGAGTCTTCATTGATGAACTCTTTAAGAGTGAGTCAAGAGGCCAGTCTTCTGATTCTCAAGGTGGATACTACTATCCAAATAATAAAGCTAAGACAAACTCAACTACTCTTACTGCTTACACAGCTACAGAATATGCTTCTGAGCGCTTCAAGTTCAACGTAAAAACTGACCTTTTAGAAGTTGTAAAGAGTTTACGTAAGCGTCACGTACCTGTCTTCCAAGACGGCTACTACAGATGTATCGCTGACCCTTCATTCATGAAGGATCTACGTGCAGACCAAGGCTTCCGTGAAGTTGCTCGTTACCCTGGAATGCCTGGACAAGGTTCTCCTCTCATGGGTGCTGGACAACCTAACCAAGCTATCTACGCTGGCGGTCAATTCGGACAAGCCCAGTTTGTAGGTGGAGAGCCAGTCATGCCAAGCGGTTTCGTCTTTGAAGGAGTAAGATTCTTTGAGTCTACAAACTTCCCTGCTAAGACTATTACCTCTGATATTGGTGATGGTAATGGTGCAGGTTCAAAAACAACTCCTGCAGGTCTATTCTTTGGACCACAGGCTATCGGTGTAGGTATTGGTGGACCTAACGCTCAAGTTCTAATTAATAATAATGATGATTTCTCAAGATTCATTATTCTAATTTGGCAGCTATATGCTGGTTTTGCGAACTTGAACAAGGACTTCATCACAACAGCCTTCACGGTATCTGAGTAAGGAGGTATAACTAATGGCAACTTACAAATCTTCTGCTGGAGCTATTCTTCAGCCAGGTAACCAGATCAACCGTCTTTCAGGATACAACGATGAAGGTGTATTCGGACTGCCTGGGGTTGAGGCATTTGAACTTATCGGTTATGTAAAGGTATCTAACCTTACAGCTGCTAAGGCTTCAAACAAGAGCTTCGACTTAACTGTTCCTTCTCCTGATCGCCGTGTAGGTGATCGTGTACGTAATGATCGTACAAGCCTCGTAGTACAAGCTGACGCTGCACGTCCTGCATATGTCTACGGTGCATCCATTGCTGTTGCTCAAGATGTTCCATCTGCTGCACAGGATAGAGCTGGATTCCCTGCTGCTCCTGTAACTGCTGATCTTCTTGGTACCAACACTGAGCTAATTCTTTTCGGACCTGACAATAGTGGCGCACCATTAGGTGTTCCTGCTACACAGGCTAATGGACTTTCTGCAGCTACTGCAAGTCTATCCATTGGAGCTTCTGGAATTGCTCAAGGTACTTCTGACACAACAAACGGAAACCTTCCTTTTACAACTTCTGTAAGTGGTACTATCGCTAATACCGATTTTGCTAACTCAATGATGTATTTATCTACATCAGATCTTACATTCAAGCTTTACAACGTAAACGCTATTACCAACACAACTGTGACTGGTGACGGTGTTTATATCAGCCAAGACGATTCTGACGCTGGTCGTGCTGCATACGTCGTATGCCGTGTGAACTATCTTCGTCCTGCTGCTGCTGTATCTTGGAACGATGTTCAAGGTTTCATTGACTTTGCATCACAAGTTGGTGGAAACGACGAGTAAGAGATAGATTACTCATAAAAAGAATTAGGCGGGTCCTTGTGGCTCGCTTTTTTCTTGTCTATACTTAGTAAAGTTCAGTAGTTGACATGCAATTTTTGGCTTTTGTATTAATAGTGGGTATTGCTTTTGCTTTATTTGCGATAGTTATAGATAATTCTCATCCGAACCATCCCAAATAGAGTTGAAATCAAAGGTGGAGACTGGTATGCTAATCACAGGTTAAAAATTAAGTTATGTTGTATCAGTACAGACCTACAGGTGGATTAGTCGAAGTCATATCTCAACATGGAGAAGGCATCATGATGTGCGTTGATGCACAAGATGAAGTTATTTATGCAGACGAGAGTGATTTAACTCCACAAATAGATGCTACGACAGAGAAGATAAAAACTGAAGAACGTCTTACTGCAGAATTAAAAGCAGATGGAGTGACTCCACCAAAGTTAACAACTCGTGAAACATTTCCAATTGATGTAAGAGTTAATATCAATACAGCTAGTGCAAGACAGATAGCTGATTCATTACCAGGAGTTGGTTTAAAGACTGCAAGAGATATAAAAGATTTACAAACGTCATGTTCTGGCGAAAGATTTCAAAAATTAGAGCAGTTAAGGTCTATAAAACGTGTGGATTGGGACCAAATATTTAAAGAAAACCTCGTTCGTGTAGATTAGGTGGAGAGGGGACGATGGGGAGAACCTATATAAAGTAAAATAAACGTAGGCTTATTTGTTAATAGTTAATGAAGCTTGATACTTTTTTAAAGTCTAAGGTCAGATGGCACTTAGGTTATAACTTAACTTCGGTACCTGCTGGTGACCAAGGACGTCTTGAAGAAGCATTAGATAATATTCAAGATTCTTTTTGGTATGACAAAATTGTTGAACAG